GCATATCTTCGCGAGCGAAGCGAGTCCCGGGGGCTGGACTCACCCCGCCCATACCACCCTATTACTATACATGGACTATAATGTCCATAGTAACAAAAGTACACTTACTACCCCCCCCCTATCCAAAAGATACATACGTACGTATGATTTCGAATTAATTATGAGACCAATAACAATCTCTCTAGATAGCACAACGTGGGAATTAGCCAAAAAGAAGCCTAATTTTAGTGATTGGGTTCGTAATCAGTTACGTTCTGAACGTAATCGAACTCATTTAGGCAAGAGTTTGGAAAACATTATGTTAGATCAGAAGAATCGATTAGAAGAAAAGTTGGATATTTCTACTGCTAGATTACTTTACGAGCTTGAACAACGCTCAGAAGAGGAAATTACCGCCCTCGTGTCCATCTTACAAGGCTCATTGCCTCAGCAATAGCCACAGCAGCATAATACCTGGCAGGGTTTTTGACCAGGTTACGTGGATCTCTAACTATTTTGTTAGCATCACGCATCAAATTCGTGTCCGACCTAAACGAAGTGCCGTTATCACGTATGTCAATATCGTGTCTTTTACACGCACAATCCAAATCATCAGTACAAGGAACAAGTCTGTCCGCCCTGGTTAACGTAGATTCGGGTTTGGATTGGTTTGCCGTCCACCCTGGACCGCACCATTTGCCCCATAACCTGGTCATTTCTTCTTCATCACCTTACGTGTTGCAGTGTGAGCGCGCTTCATCAACTTAGTAACTGGTGTGCGCGGATGTTTTTTCTTCAGTTTCTTTAATTGAATACCAAACTCTTTTTGATATGCTGAGACTTTACGTTTCTTTTTGGCAGGTAATACATTTTGCCTTTCAAATTGTCTTGACAAAGTAAACGCTTCATTTCTTGTATCGCCAAATCCTTCATCTACACGTCCAATTTCTCCAGTCATTGGATCCATTCCTACAGTCGGACTGTTAATTAGATTCTTTAATCGTTCATCGATAATGATTTCGGGGTTGTTAATTACTTCTGCTAATGCTTCTGCTGGTGTTACCATTGTTGTTACTTCCTTTTGTTTCGAACCTCTAGATCCACCAGAACCTGAACGTCTTCTTGATGAAGTCGCTCCTTCTTTCCTCCTGGTTATCTTCGAAGTTGGAATTGGTTGTTGATTAGTGATCACTCTAGTTGTTTCAGGCATTAATCCCGATAGATTGTCTTCAATCTGTTCTGTAATTGTACGTCCTTCGACGTCACCGCCCTTACTAACAGGTAGTACGGACCTTATCTTACGTTCTGTATCTTCTGCAGATTCAGCGACACGTCTTTGGATATCTTTGAAAGATACCATGCCAGTGTCACCTTCAAGCACTCAGAACTTCGCTCTGTACTAGCGCAGCGTAGACTGATGCTGCTGCCTTTGCGCGGTATCCGTAGATTCGTACACGTGCATTTTTGACGTTACCATTTAGAGTCCCCAGGACTTGAAGGAAAGCGTTGGAAGTTGCGATGATTCCTATGTAATCTTCAGAAAGAGCAGTAAATGTTGGATCTTCCCTATCAAATGGGATACCACCATCGCCAGTCATTGCTGCGTTACAGATAATTTGACGGTCTGCAGCTGCTAGAACGTTCTGATCTGCAATTGTTCCAACTGTAGTACGTGTAGTTGTTGACAAGGATGCCTGGACCCTTGTTGATGTAGCCGCAACAGAATCCGGTGCGTCAACATCTAAGTTAACCTGGGTAACAACGAAAACTTCGTTGTCAAGTGGGTTAAGATTCAATTCAATTGTATCTTGCCCTAGCGTACCTGCTACTGCTTCTATTACTCTTGAACTGATCTGAATCGGGCTGCTTGTACTCTTTAATCCGGTTACGGCCATAGTTTCGCCACACCTAGCCAGTGTATAAGTTACACCGTCCCCTACACTGGAGGCATATCTTCGCGAGCGAAGCGAGTCCCGGGGGCTGGACTCACCCCGCCCATACCACCCTATTACTATACATGGACTATAATGTCCATAGTAACAAAAGTACACTTACTACCCCCCCCCTATC